AGCGAGGTGGTGCAGAAGGTGCCTTTTGCCATCCTGGCGCCGGATCCGACGCCGCACACGATCTTTGGGCAGTCGATCGCAGACCAGACAATGGATCTGCAGATGATCAAATCTTCGATCATGCGGAACACGCTGGACAGCCTGGCGCAGTCCATCCACCCCCGCACGGTGGTGGTCGAGAACCAGGTGAACATGGCCGACGTGATGAACGTCGAGACCGGGGCGATCATCCGCGCCCGCGCGCCTGGCATGGTGCAGCCGCTGGCCGAGCCTTTCGTGGGCCAGCAGGCCCTCGGCGTCATGGCCTATCTGGACGAGGTTAAGACCCAGCGCACGGGCATTTCTAGGGCCTCCCAGGGCCTTGATGCCGACGTGCTGCAGTCCACTACCCGCGCGGCCGTCCAAGCCCAGCTGTCGAGCTCCCAGGAGCGCATAGAGATGATCGCGCGCCTCTTTGCCGATGGGCTGAAGCGGTGCTTCCAGGGCCTCCTGGGCCTGGTCGTGCGGCACCAGGACAAGGCCAAGATCATCCGCCTGCGTAATAAGTTCGTGCCGATCGACCCGCGGGGCTGGGACGCCGGCATGGACATGATCGTGAACATCGCGCTGGGCCGTGGCTCAGACGAGCAGCGCATGGCCTTCCTGACGCAGATCATTGGCCAGCAGAAGGAGGTCATCCAGACCTACGGGCCGTACAACCCCCTCGTCGACCTGGTTCAATTGCGCGGTGCGCTTGCGCAGGTAACGCAATTGGCTGGCTTCCAAGACCCAAGTGCATTTTGGAAGGAGATCCAGCCCGAGGAGGTGCAGGCCTTCATGCAGCAGATGTCGCAGGGGGCGAACAAGCCTGATCCGGCGACGCTGCTGGCCCAGGTCGAGGCCGAGAAGGTCAAGGCGGACATCCTGATTAACGCGGCCAAGCAGGAGCTCGAGCGCCAGAAGGCCGCGGCCGACGCGGATCTCGAGCGCGACAAGCTTTACGTCGACGCGCTGCTCAAGGCGGCCGAGATCCAAGCCAAGTATGGCGCGCAGGTCGACATGGCCGTGATCAAGGCCGAGGTCGATCGGCAGCGCAACGAGCTTAAGACCATGTTTGGCACGGCCCAGGGGCCGTTGCCTGATCAGCTGCCAGTGCAGCCGGCGCCGCCCTTGGCGATGCCTGGCATGCCGATGCCTCCAGGGGTGATGTGATGTCTACATACGAGCAAGAGGAGCTCTGGCGCGCAGCTGGGGCTCTCCACCGCGACGGAGCGGCGCAGGAGGTGCTTAAGCGCCTCGAGGCGCGCTATGTGGCCGAGTGGATGCTTTCGGCCCCCGATGAGGCGGGCAAAAGAGACGATGCGTATCACATGGTGCGCGCCGTAATTGCGTTCAGACAGCAGCTCGAGGTTTTGGCCTTGGAGCCAAGCGTGACGCAGTTCAATCGACGCTTGAAAACGGCGTCCCGAAAGGAGTAATAATTCATGGCCGAGCAATCGCAGCCAAGCGAAATCGGTTTGACAGAAGCAGCTGACCGTATTTCCAGCATCCTGGGAGGGGGAGACCCCGAACCCAGCGCCGGAAGGACTAAGGGGGCTTCTGCCGCAGTCGAGCAGACTGAGGCGTCGGCGGACCTGGGCGATGAGACTATGCCCGAGGGTGACGAGGCAGCGGATCAATCCGCGTCATCTGAGGGTGAGGGTTCTGGGGAAGTCGAGGACACTGAAGGGGAGGCCGAGGGCGGCCTGAAGCCTGACACGCTGGTCACCGTCAAGATCGACGGCAAGACCCAGCAGGTCACGCTGAAGGAAGCTTTAGACGGCTACCAGAGGCAGTCCGATTATTCGCGGAAGATGCAGCGGCTTCGTGATGAGGCTGTGGCATTTCAAGCGGATCGCCAGCAAGTGGAAGTGGAGCGGGCTCAGTACGGCCAACTCCTGGGGGCTTTAAGGCAGCAGCTCGAGCAGATGCAGCCGCAGGAGCCTAACTGGGAACAGCTGCACCGAGAGGATCCTCTCAATTTCCCGATTGTTGAGAAGCAGTGGCGCGACTATAGGGAGCGCCTGGCCGCGACGAGAGCCGAGCAGGAACGTCTGGCCGCAATTGCCTCTCATCAGGAGCAAGCCGCGCTACGGCAGCAGGTCGAGGAGGGACGTCAGTTCCTGCTCGAGAAGATGCCGGAGTGGAAGGACCAGGCTAAGTGGAACGCGGCGCGCAATAACCTTCGCGAGTATGGCCAGACGATCGGCTATTCAGAAGAAGAATTGGCGCAGGCGTATGACCCACGAGCGGTTCTAGTGCTTGAAAAGGCGCGTCGATACGACGCTCTTATGGCTAACCGGCCAAAGCCCACGCAGGGCCAAGGACCGAAGCCAATGAGGGCCGGGTCGAATGCTTCCTCTCCGAAACAGGCGACCGATGTCCAGCGAATGAGACAGCGTCTCAAAGCAAGCGGTCGCGCCGAAGATGCGGCGCGGCTATTCGGTCTACTCGATAACAGGAGATAACCCGCTATGACCGCGGTTACAAAAGCGACAACCTACGACAACGTCAACGCGATCCGCGAAGACCTGTCGAACATCATCTACGACATCAGCCCCGTCGACACGCCCTTCATGTCCAACGTCGGGCGTGACACGGCCGAGAACACCTACTTCGAGTGGCAGACGGACGAGCTGTCCGCGGCTGACACCACGAACGCGGTGATTGAAGGCGCTGACGCCGGCGACGCCGATTTCGTGGCGACGGTGCGCGTTGCCAACTACACGCAGATCTCCAAGAAGGTGGTCTCTGTGTCTGGCACGGCCGATGCGGTGAACACCGCAGGGATGCGCACCCTAATGGCTTACGAGACCGCGAAGAAGGCGAAAGAGCTGAAGCGCGACATGGAAGCCATCCTCCTCAGCAACCAAGCTGGTGTGGCTGGCAACAACAGCACGGCTCGCAAGACCGCTGGTCTGCCGACCTGGCTGCTCTACAACTACCAGGCCAATGCGGCGACTGTGTCCGCGATGTCTGGTGCCAATGGCAACGGCTATCCCGACACCGCCTGGACGGGTCTCTCGACCTCGACCGACGTGGCGCTGACGGAAACCATGCTGAAGACCGCGATCCAGCAAGTCTGGACCGAGGGTGGCGATCCGAAGGTGTTCATGGTGAACGCCTACAACAAGACCGTCGCGTCTTCCTTCGTCGGCATCGCGCCGAACCGCGTCACCTACAACCAGGTGAAGCCGGTTGCGATTGTCGCTACGGCTGACGTGTACCTCTCCGATTTCGGTGAGGTTGCCATCGTGCCGAACCGCTTCCAGCCGGGCAATTTCGCCTTCGTGCTGGACCCGGAATACGCGTCCGTGGCCTACCTGCGTCCGTTCCGCACTTTCGACATCGCCAAGACCGGCGACAGCGACAAGAAGGAAATGGTCGTGGAATACGGCCTGCGTATTAAGAGCCAAAAGGCTCACGCGGTTATCGCAAACCTTATCCCGTCGTGATAAGAGAAGGAGGGCGCCGCGAGGCGCCCTCCAGCTTGTGTAGGAAACGCAAATGGCTGACGAATACGCTCCTGCTTCGTTCAACCTGGCTTACGACAGCCTGACCGGAACGCTGCAGAAGATGCACATCACGTCTGATCAGAAGCTGGTGTTCGAGACCACCTGCGAGATCGACACCATTGCAGAGCGCGCCAGGGCCGAGATGAACGAGACCTCTCGCACGCAGAAGAGCGGCGACATGGTCAAGGTCGCGAGCCTTCCGATGATGGTCTATCTGGATCTCAAGCAGAGGGGCATCCTCGACGATCGGCCCGCTATGCGTAAGTGGCTTTCGAGCGAAGAGGCTCAACCCTATCGCACGCATTGGATGAAAAGCTGATGGCGACGATCACGAATTACGCGACGCTCCAGAGCTCGATCGCGGACTATCTGAACCGTCAAGATCTGACGGCGCAGATCCCGATGTTTATTCAGTTCTGCGAGGCAGATCTGAACACGCGGCTGCGCTGCCGAGAGCAGATCGTCCGCGCCGAGGCGACGAGCGACAACGAGTTCGTGCAGCTGCCCAGCGATTGGCTTGAAGCCATCAACCTGCAGATCGTCGACGGTACGAGCCCCCTGCGTTTTGTGACGCTGGACGAGGCGGACATCATCGTGAAGGAGCGGCGCTATGAGCGTGTCGCGGCCTACTCGCTCATGAATGGCGCGATCGAGCTCGTGCCGGCACCGTCTGACGACGTCGACATCGAGATGATTTACTACGGGAAGATCCCGGCCCTCTCCGACAGCAATACGACCAACTGGCTGCTGACCAAGGCGCCGGATGTTTACCTCTATGGCGCGCTGACGCATGCCGCGCCGTTTCTTGTGGACGATCAGCGCATTGCTGTGTTTGGGTCGTTCTACAGCGGGCGCGTGCAGGCCCTCAATGATGAAGCCCAGAAATCGCTCACCAGCGGCTCTCCGTTGGTGGCTCGCACCAGGAGGTTCTACTAATGGCTGGCTTTTCAAACTACGGTGAAAACCTTGTTCTGACATGGCTGCTGACGACCGGAAGCGCAACGCGCCCGACGTCGTGGTACATCGCCCTCTACACCGTGGCGCCTGGCGAAGGCGGTGGAGGCACTGAGGTGTCTGGCGGATCCTACGCGCGCCAGGCGGCGACCTTCACGGTCTCCGGCACTGCGCCCACCGAGGCAACGAACAGCGCCGCGATCGAGTTCCCGACGGCGACAGCGTCCTGGGGGACGGTCGTTGCGGCCGCGATTTACGACGCTTCGACCTCCGGCAACATGCTGGCCTTCGCCAACCTCGACACGTCCAAGACGATCGACAGCGGCGACGTGCTGCGCTTCAACGCCGGCGCTCTCGACCTGACGCTGGACTGATAGCCCATGGCTGACTACGGCGTCGCAGATTACGGCGAAGGTCTCTATGGCTCCGGCTATGTGCTGGAGGTCTCGGAGACCATCGCCGCGACGTCTAATCTCACCGCCGCAGCGGCAAAGATTAAGACGGTCTCTGCTACTTGCGCCGTCTCGTCTAATTTAGCAGCCACCGCGATCAAGATTGCGGTGGCAAGTGAAACGATCGCCTGCTCATCTGGCGCTACAGCCAGCGTCACACGCGTCATAACGGCTTCCTGGCTGGATGCGGCGACGTCTTCGATGATGGCGGCCGCGTCGAATACCGAGCTGGCGGCCATGACCATTGCGGCGGCGGCAAACCTGACCGCGGCCGGGCAGAGGGTGCGCGAGGTCTCCGAGACGATCGCGGTGCAGTCTGCGGCCTCTTTCAACGGCCAGGCCGTGAGGCAGGTCAGCGGCACCGGGGCCTCGACCTCGGACGCCACGGCTGACGGATACGTCGTCTTCCTCGACAGCGCGACGTTCTCCGCGACCTCCGGCATGACGGCAGATGCGCAGCGCGTGAGGCTCGCCGCCGAGACGATCGCCGCTCAGTCGAATGCGATTTTCCTTGGCAATGCGGTCTTTTCTGCCCTAGAAACTATCCCGGCTTCCTCAGACATGACGGCAGCTGTGCTGCGGGTGAGAGCAGGGGCAGAGACGATTGTGATTACCTCCGCGATGACAGCCAATGCGAGGTACTTGTGGGAGCCGGAGCCGGTTTCTCCTGAAACCTGGTCACCGACGAGCCCCCTTTCTGAGGTCTGGACGCTCAATCCAGTCTCCCCCGAGACCTGGACGCCGACGAGCCCTGCCTCGGAGACCTGGACACCAAAGCCCACGTCGTCACCGACGTGGAACGTACTGAATTAGGAGGCACCTGATGGCCGATACCTACACGACGAACCTTAATCTGACCAAGCCCGAGGTCGGCGCGTCGCGCGACACCTGGGGGACCAAGACCAACGAAGACTGGGACAAAGTCGACGCGGTCTTCGCGGCCGCCGGTTCTGGTACGTCTGTCGGTTTGAATGTCGGGTCCGGTAAGACGCTTTCGGTGGCAGGAACGCTTACCGCCACGGCCGCTACCGTCAATCTCGGCGCGGGTAATACGTCATTCAAGGACGGGACCGACGCGACAAAAATCGCCAAGTTCAGCGCGGCTTCAATCACAACAGGGACGACCCGCACCTTTACGCTCCCGGATGCGGACACGACGCTCGTCGGCACAGGCACAACGCAGACGCTGACAAACAAAACTCTGACCAATCCGGCGATCAATGGCTTTACCGGCGACACGTCGGTAATCAATGTCGGTAGTGGGCAGATCTACAAGGACGCCAGCGGCAACGTGGGGATTGGGACGAGTTCGCCTGGCACTTACGACTCAAAATTGGCCGTTGTTGGAAACTTCTCCCTTGTAAATACGGGCGCCAAGTTTTATCCGTATTACGTCAGTGCCACCAACCACAACTACGTTTCCTCCTCTGCTGGCGGGGATATGACGTTTGGCACTGGCACGTTTTCTCCAGCCGAACGTATGCGCATCGACGTTAGCGGCAACGTCGGGATTGGGACGAGTTCGCCGGCTGGGAAATTGGATGTTGCTTCCGCTGGAACGACATCCACAATTATTCAAACACGCAATGGGACGACGAGTGTTTATCTCGACGCCAATAACGGCTATTCGTACCTAAATACATTTACCAATCACCCCATGTTATTTGGCACAAACAATGCCGAACGCATGCGCATCGACAGCAGCGGCAATTTAGGTGTCGGGACTAATGCGCCCGCAGGCCGTGTCGATATTGTCGCCAATGGTTACGGTGCTTTTGTGGCGCGCTCTTCGTCTTCAGGTGCTGCTGTTGATGTCGTAGCCATGAAGGCTACCGATTCCGGTGCGTCCAACTTTGCTAATGCTGCCTATCAGGCGCGTTCCCATGTGTGGGGTATCAATGGCGCCACGCTTGCGATGGAGCTCGATACGTCGGGCAATCTAAAGTTCAATTCCGGTTACGGTTCCGTCGCAGTGGCCTATGGTTGCCGGGCGTGGGTCAATTTCAATGGCACAGGGACTGTAGCGATTAGGGCCAGCGGAAACGTTAGCTCGATTACTGATAACGGAGTGGGCCTATATACGGTCAACTTTACAGCGAGCATGCCAGACGTAAATTACGCCGTTCTTGCGATGAACAATGCTCAGTCCAGCAATAACAGAATCACTGCTATCAACAATACAAGTCTGGCAACCGGGAGCGTGCAAGTCTCCAACGAAGACCCCAGTCAAAGCTATGGGACGGGCAGGGGCGATTCATCGACCGTGATTGTCGCGATCGTTCGCTAGGAGCGCAAAATGAACCAACGCATCATTTATCCCACAGACGAAGGCGGTGTCGCCGTCATCATCCCTGCGCCCGAGTGCGGGCTGACGATTGAAGAAATCGCCGCCAAGGATGTGCCTGAGGGTAAGCCATTCAAGATCGTGGATGTCGATGACATTCCAGCAGACCGCACTTTCCGTGGTGCTTGGGAGTACAGCGAATGATTACGGTGAACATTGATAAGGCCAAATCCATTGCGCACGACATGCGTCGTCAGGCCCGAGCTACAGAGTTTGCTCCGCACGACGAGGTGATCGCCAAGCGCATCCCCGGCGTTGCGGAAGCAGAGGCGGAAGCTGCGCGCCAGGCGATCCGTGACAAGTATGCGGTCATGCAAAACGTCATCGACGCGGCTTCTTCGACAGAAGAGCTGAAGGCCGCCTTGGGTTTGTAATAGAAGGATCCTTATGAGCGATGTCGCAAGATCTCTACAACATCATCGTCGGGGTCAGCGGCGCTGCTGCAGGTTGGATCCTTAAAGTGTTGTGGGAAAGCGTGCGATCCCTTCAAGGTGACATGAAGGAGATCGAGCGCGAGATCCATACCAAGTGTGTGAC